AACACACCTTAAGATAAATACCACGCATTTTAAAGACTTTTGTTAATCTTTTAATATATGCACCTAAATAAATCTGTTAACAGTTTATATAGGAGATGCACTCGTGAGTGAAATTAAAAATATCGACTTAGAATTTAAAGCAGAAGAAGAAGGAAAAGTTTCTGCTGTATTCTCAGTCTTCAATACATTAGATAGCGATGGCGATGTTGTCGTTCCAGAAGCTATCAAATCAGGATTTAAATCAGGTTCAGTTCCAATGGTATGGGCTCATAAATGGGATATGCCAATAGGTAAAGGTGAAATCAAACAAGATGGCGATAAAGCTACATTTGAAGGTTCATTTTTTATGGACACAGAGTCTGGAAAAGAAGCATACAACTTAGTAAAAGCTATGGGTGACTTACAACAATGGTCATTTGGTTACAGAGTTAACGATAGCGAAAGAGGAAAATTCAAAAGTAATGATAAAGAAGTTGATGCTAGATATTTAAAAGATTTATCAGTTTATGAAGTATCACCAGTTCTTGTAGGTGCAAATCAAGAAACCTACACTATGGCTATTAAATCTAATAAGTCATTGCTAGAAGAATTAACAAAAGATACTTTAAGTTCAGAATCTTTTGCTGAAGAAAAACCAGCAGAAGAGCCAAAAGAAGAAGTAGTATCTCACGATGCAAATGCAGAACATTGTGCTTGTTGTAGTAAAAGCTATAGTGCTTGTGATTACGAGAAAACAGGTAAATGTGCAAAAGATATGAAAAAATCTGCTGACATTGAAGTTTCAGAGGAAGAACCAAAAACTTTCTCAGAGGAAGTTAAAAGTGTGCTTGCTGCACTTTCTAACTTAATGACACGAGCTAACGCCATTGCGATGTTGCGTGCCAAAGATGGGAGAAAAATAGGAGCCAAGGCAACTGAAGCCTTAAGAGCTGTTCAAGAAGACCTTATAGATGCATGGACTGAATTAGATGCATTCATCTCTGAGGTTGGTGCTGAAGAGGTTTTAGATGTTGACTTAGAAGAAGAACTAGCTGAAGAGATTATTGAAGATGATGAACCAACTGATATAGTCGATACTGAAGAAGTTGAAGTTGAGGAAGTAGCAGAGGAACCTGATGCTGAATCAAGAGAAACTGAAGAAGTTCCAGTAGATAACACTGAATCAGTTGACAATGATGACTTGGAAGATGATGTGTGGATAGAAAGCCAAAGATTAATAGCAGAAGCTATTGATGTTGAGGCTGACGACACAGAAGTATAAGTAATCTAATAGGAGATAATTTACAGTGAGTAAAGTAGAAGAGCTTAGAGAAAATATCGCTAAATCTCGTGAAGAACTCAAATCTGTTTTTGATGCTCCAGCTGACAATGGTAAGTACTCACACGACCAAAAAGAGAAAATCAAAGGTCTTAATGAGGAATTAGCAACATCATTAGATGAGCTTAAGATTGAAGAATCAAAAGCTGCTAATGCAAAAGCAATGGAAGTTGACGCAGATGCTGTCAACGAATTGCCAGTTGCTGAACCACAATCTGCTGGTATCAAAACAATTGGTGAGCAATTCACAAACACTGATGCTTATAAATCATATTTAAGCAATGGTGTTAAAGGTGTTGACTCTCAAGCAGAATTTAAAACAACTTTAAATACCACAGGTTATCCACCAGAGAGCCTTAGAGCACCTGGAATATTAGAGACAGCTTTAAGAGACCCTAATGCTGTTATTGGATTGTTTGACCAAATATCAACAACTCAAAACGCATATGTATATCTTGAAGAGACAACTTTCACAAACAATGCAGGTGAAATCGCAGAATCAGGAGACATCTCCTCTGCAAACGAATCAGCATTGGCTTTCACTGAAAGAACAGAAAGCATTCGCAAGATTGCTACTTTCTTACCAGTGACAGATGAGTTGTTAGCTGATGTCTCAGGTATTCAAGGATATGTCAACTCTCGTCTCACCACAATGATGAGATTGAGAATGGACAACCAATTACTAAATGGTAATGGTACAGCTCCAAACTTGACTGGTGTTTTGAATAAATCTGGTATTAACACATTTGACTATGCCTTGCCTTATGCAGGTGAATTAGGAAGACTTGGACAAGTCTACCAAGCTATTACAGAAATCAGAAAAGACGCTTTTGTCGAACCTGATGCAATAGTTCTTCACCCAGAAGACTGGTATCAAATTGTTACAGCTGTATCTGATGTAACTACAAGTGGTTCTAAGAACCCATTAGTTGTAGCAGCAGGAAACTTCGGTTCCGATGTTGCAGCTAGATTATGGGGTCTTAAAGTCGTACCATCAACAGCAATTGCTGCTGGAACTGCCCTAGTTGGTAAGTTCGGTGGTGGCGATGCTGCTCAAATTGTTATGCGACAAGGTGTTGACCTTGCTGTATCTGACAGCCATAGTGACTTCTTTGCGAAGAATCAATTGGCAATCAGATTGACAATGAGAATGGGTTTTGTCATTTACAGACCAACAGCTTTCTGTTCTATCACAAACTTCTAAGTTTGAGATAAAACGATAGTGTAGATTAGCCCTCTTCGGAGGGCTTTTCTAATACCAACAATTTTTAATTTATAAGTTAGGATTTAATTATGTATACAATTCCAGAAAAAAATATTTATAGGCTACCTGATGGAAAGCTATGGGAGGGTGACGCAGTAGATGTGCCAACTTCTCAAGCTGACTTAATTGCTAAAGCTGGTAAGGAATATCCAACTGATTGGCTCAAAGAGCAAGGTTGGGGTAAAAAAGAAAAACCAGCTAAAAAATCAAAATCCTCAAAACCTGCTAAAAAAGCAGAAAAAGTTGAGGAAAAAGCAGTTAAATCTGATGAGGTAGAAGATAAATCAGTAAAGAATTTCGATATAGAAGATAAGTAAGGAGGTCTAAATGGCTTTCTCAACTGCAGCCGATGTAGAGGCTTATACTCGTATTGATTTCGATTCTGATTTAGAGACACATTTAACAGACAATTTAATACCTTTTGTAGATGAAGCTATTGTTCAATATGTTGGATATGATGTTGAATACAAACAGCAAACAGAAACATTTACAGGTGACCAAACAAAAGAACTCTTTTTAACACATATACCTGTTCGTTCTATTGTTTCAGTTGTAGAAGATGATTTTACATTAACTGAGGGCTCTAGTGCTGATTATGTATTTTATCCAAATGGTAGATTACATAGAATTGGTATAAGATGGTCTTATGCTAGAGAAAGAAACATTGTAGTAACTTATAATGCAGGTTATACAGCACATGGTGGTGGATTAAGTACTGATTTGCCTACTGTATTTAAAATGGTTTCAGCCAGAGCTGCTGCAAGACTATTAGAAGCTGTATTAGTTGTTTCTTCTCAACAAGAACCTAGTGCTATTAGTGACCAAAATACTACTGATGGAACTGCTGGTAACTTTAATTTAGCTAATAATGAAAGAATTGGAGATTATTCAGCAAGTTATTCAATAGGTTTAGATGCATTATCTGTAGCACCATTAAGTGGTTCTGACAGAACTCTACTTTCACCATATAGGAAATCCTTTTTCGTGTAGATTATGCCTAATAAGAAAGCACCTAGCGTGGAGGAAGCAAAGGCTTTATTTATAGGCAGTCCTAATAAATTACTTAAAGAATGGTCCAGTGAATGGGGTGTTTCAATTGAAAGAGTAAGACAACTTAAAGTAGAAGCTGGTCTATCTATTGGTAATGAAATAGATTACGAAATAGCAAATCAAGTAATTCAAAGAATACAATCAGGTTATGGAACTATAACTACTAGAAAAACATATGAAGGTTTGCCAGTTGGATATGATAAATTTCGTACTTGGTGTTTAAAAGATGTAGAACTAGCAAAACAAGCAGAAGAGGCCAGAAGTAATTTTTTAAATTCTTCATTTAATCCTACAGAAAAAGTTTGTTATAAATGTTCTCTTAATAAATCTATTAATGAATATAATAAATCAGCTAAATACAAAGATGGTTACCACAGATACTGCAAAGAGTGTCAAGTTCAGATAGCTGAAGAAACTGTAAAGCCAGATAAGAAAACTTGTTTATTGTGTAAACAAAGTCTTTCACCTAGTTCTTTTGATAGCAATTCAAAATTTAGAGATGGGTTATCTTTATTTTGTAAAACCTGTAAATCTAAGGAAAGAAGAAAACAAAGAAGGACAAACGAAAATTTAGGAATTTGACAAACTCTTATTTTCTGCTAAACTTTATATTATGCAGAAAAAGGAGAATAATTGAAAGACCAAATCGCAAGTCATATAGTAGCAATAACCAAAGAAGTATTTGGTATGAACGCCAAAGATACTTTTTTACAAGTAGGACAAATGTCTAAATTTATCAAAGAACTTGATAAAGAATTTGATATTAAGTATAAGGGGGAATAATGAATCAAAGATTATTTAAATTTGATATTGTAAAAATAACGAGAGGAAAAGAAACTCACCCCTATCAAACAGAAGAAGTTATTGATAAGGGTCACATTATCTTATCTACCTTTGGTTATGCTAATCCTAGAGAACCATTTTGGAAGTGGTCAGCTAAGGCACAGAGAGAGTACACAAAAGAAAATAAAACTGATGCGAGAGAAAGTTTTATTTTTAGAGAGTACTTAAAAGCTGAGGAAGAAGAATAAAGACAGAAATTTTAGCTTGGCATACTATATTTATAGTATGTCAGCTAAATACCCCACAAGATTACTAATTAACAAAGTTCATATTCAAAGAGTTTCTAGCACAGACGTAGATAGTCGTGGTTTACAATCAACTGCTTGGTCTAATGCATATGAAAATGTTATATGTAGATTAGTTTTCAATACAGAAGTTGAAAATCGAAGTGGTAGAAATACAATATTACAAAGTTATACAGCTTATTTTGAGGGAACTGTAGATATTAAAGCATCAGATAGATTGTATGAACCTGCAACAGAAAAGTACTTTGAAATAGATAGTGTCCAAATTAGTGCTAATAGATTAGGAAGAGTATTACTTAAAACAGCAAATTTACTCTATAGAGAATAATGTCAGTAAGACTTCTTAATGATGTTGGAGAAAGAAGAGTTGTTGAAAAACAAAAATTTGTTTCTGAAACTCGTAAAGATGTAATTCTAAGTAAAAGGGGAGAAGCTCGAATATATAGAGCTAACAGAACTTTCTTATGGGCTAAATCTTTAGGTGCATCCACTCAAGCAACAAACAGCTTGGTAAATTTATCATATGGTGTTCTACAGACAATTAATGATATTCAAGCATTATTCAGTGCTGGTAACTTTGTAAGGTCTGTTGCTGCTCGTTATGCTTGGACAATTGGTGGTAGAGCGTTATCAAAAGTACAAAGCAAAATTGTTCCTCAAGGTGGTGGAATTATTGGTAGGGCTATGCGTGTTCAGGCTGGTAGACAATCTAAAAAAATATTATCTTCTATGTCTAGTAATTTTTTCGTAAAAACAGAAATAGAAATTAAAAATGTAGTAAATATGGAAAAACATATTAAGAACCAACTAACACAAGGTAAAGGTTTAGCTAGACAGTGGGCACTAATGACTGCTGCAAATGCTGTTTCTAATGCACCTGACCCATACACTCAAGCTCAAAAAATTATGGGTAACAATCAAAAAAAAGGTTTAAAAAAAAGTCTTGATGGCAACTTTATGTCAGACCAAAACTATTTAAAAGACTCAACTATTTTTGGAAATATATTTAGTCAGACTATGAATGTATCAGAAGCTCAACATTATAAAAAATTCTTAGCCACTGGTCGTAATCCTAATGATTATTTTGATGCTTATAGAAATAAAATAATTGAAATGAATGATGCTTATGATAAAGCACAAAATCCTTATGGACCTACATATGTAAAAAATATGAAAACTGGAGAATTAGGCTACCAAAAAAACTTAGTTGATGAAATTAATAAATTAAAAAATGAAGCTAATAACAAGTATGGAACTCTCAAAGATGCTACTGATATAATAGAAAATCCTCATGGTTTAGATATAACTAAGAGTGCTGATAGAAAAATTATGAACATGGGTACTGCTTCAATACCATATCAAGACAAATTTACTGTTGAAGATTTTGACAGAATATTAAATGGTTCTGCTACTTATACAAATAAATATAACGCTTACTACGATTTGACACATTCTCTTAATTCATTAAGTAGAGCTAGGCAAGAAGGTGTCAAACCAGGTGCGAGAAAACCATTGGGGGGTGGTCCATCAGCTGTAGCCTATAGAGCACAAAAAGGTGGAAAAGAAGAAGCTAAATTTATGGATATGTTAAGAAAAGCAGCAAATGAAAGTTGGTACAATAGTAGTATGTCTAATGCAATCATTGATAAAGCATTAGGAACAAAAGGGTTTGGAACTACATATCGAGAAATGTTACATATAGAAACAGGTAACAGGGGTGTTCCTTTTGATGGCTTGTTTGTAAATGGTAGATTAAATCCAATATATGAAGGTAGAAATTTAGGCTATCAATTATTTAAAAGTTCTAACAATCCTAAAGACCCAAACTATATTCCAAGCCGAGACCAAATACAAAGAGCTATACATATTGATAATGAAAAATTTAAAGTTAAAGATGCATTTTTAAGAATATCGGTTTCTTTTGGTGGTAGAACTGCACAAAGTAAATTTGCTGATGCTATTAGTGATGCACAAGAAATAGAATATGGTGGTATACAAAAATCAAAAAGTGGTATTAAAACTGCACATGGCAAAAATGGAAATGATAGAACCTATAGATATACTTATCCAAGAACTTTATTTATGCATCAAGCTGCTTACAGTGCTGCTAAATCTTTAGGATTAAACTTTGGTATGACACAGCCAAAAGTTACAAAGCATCAGATAAGAGGAAAATTTTATCAAGGCGAAACTACTTCTATGGAACCTAAACAAAAACAAAAAGCATTTAACTTAATGTTAGATAGAAAAACAAAAGAAATCTTAAATGCTGAACTAGATATACGAAGAAAAACAGATTTAACTGGTAGGGTTTCTATAAGGGATGCTTATGAAACTATATTATACGACCCAGAAGGAACTAGGTACAATGCACCTTTATTTAGAAATAAAGAATTGATACAAGAAAGTGTTCGTAAAATTACAAGTCCAGCAAATAGAAGGTCAACAATAATGTTTGATGATGCTGGTAATCCTCAAGTAGTTTATGAAGATACTGAACAAATTGGTGGTGGAGGTTATAAAAACTATTTTGATTCACTTAATGATGCTCTAAAGTCAGGTAATGATGTTGGTGCTGCAATTAGAGCTAATCGAATATGGCAAAGCCAATTTAAACAAAATTTAAATGAAATATTTGGTGGTATAGGTGCAGATTTAGGTGATGAGGTAGTCTGGTATGCAAGATTTTCTGATGAAATGGCTTCAAGATATGGTGTTACTTCTATTGAGGACATTGTAGAAAACATACAAGCTAATGTTAGTAAAGCTAGAAGAAACTATATTGAATCAGCACAAATACAATCTAACGATAGATTAAAAAAAGGTAGAGCAAAGAGAGAACAAGATGCTATGGAATTTGCAGCTAAAAATGGTAAAAATTCCAAAATAGAAGCTGAGACTTTATACAAAACTAAACTTCAAGAATTAGAAGAAGCAGCAGATATAGAAGAATACATAACCTTAACTAATCAATTAAAAGATTTCCCTTATCAACAAGTATGGGATGAAATGGAAGAAGCAGAGTTAGATAGATTAAGAAGAGTCTATGACCCTAAGAGAGGTAGAGCAGCAACAGGTAAAAAAGTGACTCTAGGTGAAGAATCAATTTCTCTAAAACAATTTATGGGGGAGTTTACTGAGGGTTTTGAAACAGAACTAAAAAATGTTGCACAAAGAATATCTAAAGAACAAAACATACCTCTTATAGATGCATATCAAACAAGTGAGTTCTTAGAAGCACAAGAAAGAGTTATTAATGACTACCAAATACTTGCTAATCAAGCAGGAATAACATTTGAAGTTGGCTCAGGAGAAGATATATCTGGTGTATTTCTTCAAAAGAGAAACCCTGCTACAGGTGAGTATGAAGAATTTTCGGCAACAATAAATGAGTTAATGAGAAGTCAACTAGAAGGTTTGGAAAGTAAATATAGACCAAAACAAGCTGACAGAGGTCGTAATGATGTACTAGATGAAATTGACACATCACAAGGTGCTTTTGGTTCAACGACACAAAAGACTAATGCTTTTGGAGATAATACATTTGAAGAGGCAATGCAGTTATTAGAAGGTGCTGAAACTTTAAGAAAAGCTGTTAAGCAAGCTCTACAAAACATAGAGAAACTAAAACCTCAGAGAAGAAAAGGCATGCCAACATTTGGTGGTGGATTGGGTGTTGTTGTTGAAGGTGGTCAATTTTATTCTCTTATAGGCGAACTGGGTAGAAAAAAAATGACAATAACTAATGATGAAAATTCAAAACTTAGAAATTCTCTAGCAACTATAGTAAGTGAGATTGAAAATAATACAATAATTAATACTCGATTATTAGCAATGTATTTATGGGGTTATAAATCAAGTGCAGGTAGTTCTCTTGATATAAATGTAATACTTGGTGGTATAAATGGTTCTTTTAGAGATGTAAATTTACCAGCTTATATAAATCAAGGTATTACTACTAATATACAACAAGATATTGACAAACTAAATAAAGAGTTAACTAAACAAGATGCTTTAGTAATTTACAATTATTTATTCCACAAAATTAATCTAAGTGGTTTGCGTTATAAATAACACAAATTCATTAGTTGTTAGATATTATTAAGTTATGCCTAATACAAGAGACCAAAACCAAAAAGTACCACCTGATGCAGAAATTATTGCTAGGGCTTGGTGCTTAAGTCAGACTTCCATAACAGATATAGTAGGCACTAGGATTGCTACAAGATTACCAAGAGATGCAGAAATGCCTTTTCTCGTTTTGTTTAGAAGTGGTGGTTCTTTATTAAATCCTAGAAGTGACGCACATATTCAAAATGCTTTAATACCAATGGAATGTTTTGCAGGTCGTTGGGGTGGAGATAATGATACTGTTGTGCCTGATTATGGAGAAGCAATGAACCTTGCAAATACCATTATTCAGGCAGCTTTCAATTATAGTAATGGGTATATACAAAGTAGTGATGGTCTAAAAGCCAAAATCTATAGTTTTGACATTATACAAATGCCAACACGAATAGAAGAGACTGCCACTGGTTTAGGTAGATATACTATAGCCTTATCTATGACATATAGAGATGCAAGCTAGGAGAATTATGTTTGGTAAAAACGAACAAGAGAATAAAAAAGTTAAAGTAAAATTAAACCCTTTATTTAACAAAGCAAACTCAGCTAGAGATGTCGTGTCTGGACAAGTTTTCCAGACAGGAGAATGGGTGGAAATTGAGTCCAAAGACTGGGATAGGCTAAAGGACAAAAGCTGGACCTTAGATGGTAAAGCATATCCTTTGCTTATTTCAGATACTGAGGAAGTCGCTGAAGAACAAGACAATGACGCTTCAGAGGACTATGTGGAAGAAGACATTGAAGACTTTGCCGATAATGGCAGTGTCTTGCAAGATACTGAAGTAGAAGAAGAATAATTAGGAGATAAATTATGCCAAGCACAAATGGTACAATATCCGAAGTTATTGTTGGTACTGGTGTACTTTATGTTGCATCAATTGCTAATGATGGTAACACATCTGATGGAAGCGACTATGTTGCTTTCCCAGGTGATGACTCAGGCGATACTGGAAACTGGGCAGCCCCAGCTTCCGACTGGGTAGATGTTGGGTATTCTGAAGACGGCTGGACTCTTGAAATGGATAAAACATTTGAAGACATTATGGTCGCTGAAGAAATTGACCCAATTGCAACATTTAAAACTGCACAAGAAGTCAGATTAACTGGTGAATTAGCACAGGCATCTATGAGTAACTTACAAGTTGCTCTTGCTGGTGGTACTTTTACAGCAGATGATTCTGACTATGGTACAGGTTACGACAGCTTAAAACCACCTTCAACAGATGACTATGATGAGAAATCATTATTGTTAATCGTTGATGGTCCTTCTGGTGCTGATAGACATGTGGAAATTCCTCGTGCTATCAATGTTGGAGCTTTTTCAATGGCTCATCAAAAAGCACCTCAAAAGGTCGTAATTGCAGTTGAGTTTAAAGTACTAAAGCCAAAGGCAGTACAGGCAACAAACCAATTCCTTGAATTGTTTAGAATTGTTGACAATACTGGCGATAGCGATGTATTCGACATTAACTAACAAGGTTAAAAAATAATAATGATAGTGATAGGAGGTCAGTGTGGCTGACAAAAAAACAAAAGAAGTAAGAGACTTTGATTTAGCTTTGGAAGAAGCTGAAGAAAAAGCAATAGTGGTAAAGATAGCAGGGGAAGTTTACACTTTACCTCACGCTTTACCAGCAAGAACAGTTCTTGCACAAATGCGTTGGATGGATGAGACAGGCAGTATGCCTACTCAAGCTATTCCAGAGTGGTTAGCATCAATAGTAGGTCAAGATAAATTAGACCAGATGCTTGATAATGGTGCTACTTGGGAACAATTAGAAAAATTGTTAACATATCTGTTAGAGCAATATAACTTAGTACAAGATGCTGAAGAAGAAGTTGAAGCAGCAGATACTGAAGAGGATGGCTCCCCAAAATAGCATTTAAGCTCAGTGAAATATGGTTACGCTGGGCAGCTGTAGAATCAGACTTTCAACGACACTATAAAATTAGTGACCCTTTAGATATTACATATAGAAAGTTTATGATTTTGATAACTAACCTACCTTTAGATAAATCCAATTTTTATGCACCTCACTATGCAGCATATATGGATGGTCAAACTTACGAAGGTGCAAACACAGAAAGTGCAAACAATCCACCAAAAGGTTGGTGGAAAAAAGAACTTGATAAAAGGAGAGGTCGTAACAGACCAAGGCAACAAGTTTCATTAGAAAAATTTGTTAAAGAATCTAAAAATCAAGGAACTAGGAAGTAATGGTAACAGCTAAAGACGCAAAAGTTGTCGTAAGTTTAGATTTCCAAGCTAATGGACAGAGCTTAGGTCGTGCAGTTAGGGATATTGAGAAAAACCTTAATGCTTTACAAAGAAGGTCTGCTCAAGTTGGTAAATCTATGTCAGGAATTATTCCTGCTTTCGCTGCTACTGGTGCGGCTGCTTTCTCAGCTTATAAATTTGCAACAAGTGCGGCAATTCAATTTGAAGACTCATTTGCAGGTATAAAGAAAACTCTTAACTTTACTGAAGGTGCCGCTGTATCTGCTGAAAAGAAATTTAAAAACCTATCAGATGAAATTAGAGACATTGCTAAAACAACACCTATTGCAACTAATGAATTAAATAAGATTGGTGAAATTGGTGGTCAGTTAGGTATACAAGCTAGCCAAATAGGTAAGTTCGTAGATACAATTTCTAAATTAACAGTTGCTACCAATATGGGTGCAGAAGATGCAGCATTCGCTATTTCAAGATTAGCCAACATAACAGGCACTGCTGAAAAAGACATTGATAACTTAGCATCAACATTAGTTAGATTAGGCAACGAATTTGCTGCTACAGAAAGTGAAATAATCAATACAGCATTAGGTATAGCTACTGCTATGGAATCTTTGGAAAGTCCAATAACAAACTCTGCTGTAGATGCAATGGCATTAGCAACAGCTCTTAAAGCTGTAGGTGTTCAATCACAATCTGGTGCTACTGCTGTACAAAGAGCTCTTGATGTTATGGGTAAAGCAGTTGTTGGTGGTGGTAAAGAACTAGCAGTATTTGCAAAAATATCTGGACTGACTATTCAAGGATTTGAAGAATTAGCTTTAGTAGACCCAGCACAAGCATTTTTAGCATTTTTAAATGGTTTAAGAGATATATCCAACTCTGGTGGCGATACTATAACTATGTTGGAGCAACTTGGTCTTTCACAACAGAGAACTGTTAGAGCATTAAGAGCTTTAGCTTTTGCATCTGATGATGTAGAGAGAGCCTTAAAATCAGCTAATGAAGAATTTGTTATTAACAACGCACTTAACAGTGAAGCAGAAAAAAGATATCAAACAACAACTTCTCAAATAGGTATATTAAGAAACAATATAAACGATATAGGTATTGAATTAGGTTCTCAAACTTTACCAGTTCTAAATAGATTTATTAGTGGTATAACTACTATTGCTAAAGCAAAGACTGCTGACAATATTACCGACATGATTAAAAAGTTTGGTATTTTGGCAATAAGTTTAAATACTGTTGTACAAGCCTTAAAAAATGTACAGAGAAATATGTCAATGATGGTTGGTGCTGGTAAAGGTGGTCAAGGTGCTTTCTTTGCAGATTTTTTCAGAGGTAGACAAACTAATGCAAGTGCTAACGCTAGTGCACAAATAGAAATGTTAAGAAAAGAATTTTTGGAAACATTAGATGCAACATATTTAAAAGAATTAAAACACACAGAACCACATCAAATAGGTGCATTAAAAGCTCAATATAGAAACCTTCAGGCATCTGCTGCTCCTGGTAATCTACAGTTCTTAAATGAAAATAATCTTGATGGAACTTTTAAAGCATTTTTAGGTACTAATAGAGACACTTTATTACAAGTATTGCAATCGCAAGGATTAGACACAAAAGATGTTGATTCAGTAATTAGAAGAGCTGCTAATGAGGGTATTGATGTTTTTAAAGATACAAGCAATTATGACCTAGATAATCTTGATGATTTCCAAAAAAAACATATTAATTATAGAAACCAAGTAAAAGATTCAATTACTGACCAAATAGCAGACCAAACTAAATTAACTGAGTTAACACAGGTTAGAAACTCATTATTAGATGATGAATTAGATTTAAAGCAAAAAGGTAAGGATTTAGATTTTGAAGCAAGAAAGTCTTTGAACGCATTACAAATAGAAGTTGAAGAACTCAATCGTTTACAAGAACAAGATGTCAAAGAATATGAGGCAAAAACTGAGGAAATTGAAAAACAAACTAAATTACAAAAAGACTTTGCAAATATGACAAAAGAACAGCAAGCCGCTGCTCGTAAAAATCTTGAAAGTTTAGAAGAAAGTTCTAGCTTAATTACTAGAACAATTACAGAAAATAAAAAAGAAATAGCCAAAATTGAAGAAGCTAAAGGTAAGGGTAAAGCTACAGATGCAGATTTAGCTAGGTCTAAGGAACTTACATATCAAAATAAACTTTTAAGGGAACAAGAAGGACTATTAAGACAAGACATTAAAGTTGCTGAAGGTATCTTAGGTACATTTGAACAAAGTACAGAATTTTTAGAAGAGGAGCAAAAAACACTTAAAAATGTAATTAACGATAGAAAGAAAGAACTTTCTCTTCTAAGACTTAGACAAGACCTTCTTTTGGGTGATGAAACTGGATTAGAAAATAGAGAGAAAAAAATTACTGGAAGAGGTAAGGATGCAGCAATTTCTAGTGAAGTTATGGCTGCTGCAAGTGGTTATGAGGTGTTTGATAGTGACCAAAAATTATTTCAAAAAGTCGAAAAAGAAAAACAATTATATAACGAACTATCTGAAGATATGTATAATTTATCAAATCAATATATGGAACTCTCAAAAAGAAAAGCTGAGGGGTTAGCAACACCAGAAGATTTAGAAAGACTTGCACAATTAAATACTGATTTAGAGCAATTAGACCCAATACTTAAAAATCAAAGACAAACTTATTTAAGTTTACAAGATACCTTAGATGATACTATTACAAATACTGAAGGTTATGTAAAACTTTTAAAAACATTTGAAGAAACCCAATCAGACATTGTAGGTGCAGGTGCACAAAAGAAAATAAAAGAAGGTGTTGACTTAGATAAAATTGGTGGATTTGATGTAAGAGATGCTGTCAAAAATTTAAATACTTATATAACAGACATAGATACAAACTCAGAAAACTTAAAAAATAGATTACAGAGTATTGGTGATGAAATTGAAGCTCTTACTAAGAGAAATGCTAAATTAAATGATGACATAGCTGAAGCTGCTGTAGACCCTAGAAAACAAGTTAGTGAAGCAGATTTAGATGAACTTGTTGCAAATAATGAAAAAATTCAGAAACTTAAAGATAAAGAATTGACAATTGATGAAGCATTAACATTAAATTCTGAAAAGAGAGCTAAAGCCGATTCTGAAAGACTTAGATATGAAAAAGCTATTGCTGATATTAAAGAAAAATCAAAAGAGGGTGTCTTTGATAAAGAGGGTACTGAAGTTGGTGAGTTAAAACAGAGATTAAGAGATGAAGCTACGAAATTAGAAGAAGAAAGAATTGGTCTTACAAGAGATAAAAATGCAATGGATGATAAATTTTTTGAAAGACCTGATGTTATAGACCAACAGGGCAAGATTGAAGCTATTAATAGAGGAATTGCAGATGAAGTAAGTTTAAAGCAAAAATCCAGAGAACAATCTAAAAAAATTATTAATGATGCTAAACAAGAAATACAAGGTTTAGAAGATAAAATTTCAGCAAATAAAACATACATTGAAGATAATCAGAAATTACTCGATGATAATCTGATTGCTGAAAAGGAGAAAGCTCGTGTACAAAAAAATATTAAGGATTTTAATCAACAAAATATTGAAATGCTTTCGGAGATTGAAGCTAAAAACTCTGAGATTGCTAGGGCAGAAAAAGATTACGAAAAAGTTAAAAACTCAGCAGACAAAAAAAATAAGCAACTTAATCAACAAAAAGCTGATATTGAAGCCGAAATAGAGAAAAAACGAGCAAAAAATAATACTGCTGAAGCTAAGTTGAACGAAATTCTTGAAAGGCAGAAAAAAAATAAACAAGATATTAATAAACTTGATAGTGAGACACTTACACCTCAAAAATTTGAAGACTTGCAAATCGAAGAATACAACAGAGAAGAACAAAAGCGTATTAATGACAGGGCTGTAGCTAGAGGTAAAGAAGTTGATAAAATGTCTAAAGCTCTTCTTGAGCTTAGAGAAATAACTCAAGAAGAAACTTTACATGGTAAGCAAATAAAAAATAATAATAAACTTCAAGAAATACAAGCTCAAAAGTTACAAACAGTTAATCAATTAATTAAAGACAATATTAAATCTGGTCAATTAACACCTCAACAAGCAGAATCTATAGTTCGTATGATTGACACTGGTCAAATTGGCGAAGTTATTGATGAACTTGGTCAAATACAAAGTATAAGTGATATGTTTGGCGAAAAAGGTATGGATAAGAGAAACTTTTTCGATAGGTTTAAACTAAGACCTGAAACTGTTGAAGGTATAAGAAATATACGAGAAGAAATTAATAATGTTGGAACTGGACTTTTTGGTTTAGGAAATAAATTTAAAAATTTTGGTCAAAAATTAGTTGATGGAACAATAAGACCTCTTGAAAGTTTGCAAATTAGGTTGCTTAAAACTGGTTTTGGTATTAGTAAACTTGTTACAAAAATATTTAAACTTCAAGAATTGCCATTTAGACAAGGTTTTTCAAGATTAGCTAGTTATTTAATAGATAATTTTGAAAAGAATAGTAAGCATATAAATTTCTTTACACAAAATGTTGGTCGAATGATAAAAATGGTAGGAAGAGGTATAAAATTCCTTGGACTATTTGGTAAAAATATGGATAATCTTGCTCAAAAGTTTGTAACAAGTAACAAATTAACACCTCAAATGATAAGAATGATGGTTAAGTTAACAACTGTTATTAGAGGTGTAGGTGCTGCCATTATGGGTCTTGTAGCAAATATGGCGATAATGGCTGCAATGAGTGCGGCAATGACAGCTTTCTTTAAAGTAAGTGAAAATGCTAATAAATCTCAAGCAGCAATAGATGGCATAAGAGGTTCTTTGGATGATTTGTTTGGAGATAGACAAAGTCTTGTTGGACAAAAAGCAAATGTTAATGTTCTTACAGAATTATTAGATGAATATAAGAATAAAGGCACTGAATTTGCTGAGGTAACTCAAGCTATAGCTGACAGACTTGATGAAGCTGAAAGCAATTTATTAAAACAAGAAATAGAATACAACAAAAAACTTGGAGACATAGTACAGACTACTTTATTTGACAGTAAGGTACTAGGAGACAATGCAGATGTTCAGAAATTCTTATCTGCTGTAGGTGATTTAGCAGGAACAACTATTGATTTAAGAGGAACAAGAGAACTCTTCTTTGATGATTTATTCCAAGGCATTGGTGCACAAGTAGCTGACATACCTACAACTGGACAGTTAACACCAAGAGATATATTAGAATCTTTTGTGGATGTCAATTCCTTTTCAAAATCTAGTAGACAAATATTTGGAATATTACTTGAAGGATTAGAAGATAGTTACGATTTAATTTATGACGCACCTGGAACAGGTAGTAGAAACTTCTTCAGTGTTTCACAACAAAACTTAAAAGAGTTCATGAAAGAGTTTGAAGTATCAAACAACAAATTCTTAGGTTTTGGTGGAGATGGAATATTTTCCAGAGATGCAGACAAAGAAGGTTATTTTGATTCAAAAGGCTTTGACAATTATACTAAAAACTTAGATGCAAATCTCCAGTCCATGGCTGACCAAATAGATGTTACGCTAGGTCCTGATTTTATAAAAATTGATAAAGTTTCTGCACTAGGTTTTAGAGATGAATTAGCAATGATTACTAAAGAGAGCGTTGCTGCTTTCTTACAAGAAACTGATGGTGCTTTATCTGCAACCGACCTAAAAGCTGGACAAATATTTTTAGATAACTTAATTGGTGGTCTAAGAAGTGATGGAACTGAACAATTTAAAAAAGATTTAGTAACCATGTTTGCATCTGGAAATGTAATTGTTGAACAAGCATTTCAAGAAATGTCAGATGGAAAGAGTTTAATAGCCGAAATACAAACACAAGCTATGCTTGCAGAAATGAAACAACTTCAAAATGAAGGTTTCATTGGTGTAATTGTAGACCCAGCTAAAAACTTTGCTCAAGCAAGAGCACAGTTGCAACAAGGTAGGAACTTATTACTTGAACAAGAAAAAGAAAATGCTCAAAAAATTAGAGAAGAATTAGACCTTGCTGCATTAGAGCTAGATAAATTTAATCAAACTTTAACAGAAAACTTTAACAAAGTTAGAAATACATTATCACAAATATTTAGTGATATGCCTGTACAGGTTAAGAAGAGTATTAAGAGAATAACTGAAGAGTTAATGGTCAAGGGTGCACTTGCTAGAAACTTTGAAAATATGATTAAGAGATTGTCAACTTTTGCACCAGTATTAGCTGAACAGCTATCAAAAGAAGGACCTAAAGTTGCTCAAATTGTTAGAAACTTCTTAAAGGATAGAACTATGGCTCAAGTAGCTGAGTCAGGACTTATAAATCTATTCCCAGAAGGTGCTAGCGAAATAGGTGTCAAATCTGACCAATTAGAAGAACTTAAGAAAAATGGACTTGAAATCGGTTCAGCAATGGCTGATGGTATTTTATTGGGTTTACATAAGAGAGGTCAAATAGCACTACCTAACACACTTGTAATGTTATTAAATAATACTGTACAAGCTGGTGTTGATGCTATGGGTATTAGGTCACCATCAGGTGTTACAAGAGATTTGATTGGTACCCCAATGATTGAAGGTATTGTATCTGGTTTAGCTGATACTGATACTATTAAAAATGCTATCAAAGGCACTATGGATAAAGCTGTAATGGATGCTAGCAAATATGTTGAAGAACTTGACAAATATTATTATGCAACTACAAATCAAGCATTAGATGAAATGTCAGAAGCTTTTGATGCTTTATTTGGATTTACAAGTGCTCAAAGAGATTTAGTACAAGCTAATTACGCTGTTCAAAAATCTGAACAAGCACTTATGGCTACAAGAAGAGAAATAGCTAGCTGGTCAGATAGATACTTAAAGAACCAAAAAGAATTACAACGATTAGAAGTTGAGGGTAGAAAAGGAAATATTACAGGTTCTGAAGAATTATCTATATTAAAACAAAAAGTAGCTTTACAAGATATGCTAGACAGGGCACAAGGTAAAAGAAGTGCTAGAGATAAATTAGCAATTGCTAACGCTGAAGAAGAATTAGACAAACTTAAATTAGCAGCTGAAGCAGGAATTGTTTCCTCATTAGAAGTTGATGCTGCTGAAGAATCATTAGCAGAGTTAAAAGGTGATAACTTAAGTATTGATGAGCAAAGAATTGTAGTATTGGAATTAGCTGAAGCTAACAGAGAATTACAAAATACTGAAGATAAAGCTAAAGAAACTTCTGATGAATTAATTGCTGCTAGACAGACTGCCATACAATTAACTGATGAACAGGCTAATGCTAATTATGAACTGGAAATTGCTTATGATAACTTAGAAGCTGCTGTTGAGGGTGTTTACTTAGCAGAACATAAATATGAAAAAGCAAGAGATAAATTTACTGAATTTGTTGCAACTTCACCTGAATTATTTGATGCACTAATAGAAGGTTATGGTGGTGTAGGTTCTCACATAGATACAGTAATTCAAAAAACAAAAAATATGGCTTCACAAACTAAAACTGCAATGGATTCTGCTATTGATAGCGTAAGAGCTTATTTACACGAACTTGCTAGAGCAGATGCTGAAGGAATGTTAGAGTACCATCCTAGTGATTTATCAAAAGGACAACAACTAGCACAAAAGGAATTTGCAAACTTTGAAGAATTTCTTGATTTATCTGGATTTGGGGGAACTCAATTTAAAGGTGAATTAATGAACGCTATTCAAACTAATAAAGTTGGTGCAAACTTACCAGGAGCTAAAAATCAGTTTGCAGATGATACTGAATATCAACTTGGAATTAATCAAGCAGAAAGACTTATTCAAGCTAAAGATGATAAAGTTTTAGGTGAAACAAAAGGTAGGAGATATGAATTTGTTAGAGCAATGGAAGGTTTATTAGGTGTTCCATTTACATTATTTGAAAGTGGTGAATATGGTACTTCAGAAGAAGCATTGAAAAAACAAAATTTAGAATACTTAATACCTGAGTTAGCTAATAGAGGTGTATTAATATTTGATACTTCTCAAAAACTTAAAGACTATGAAGAAGATTTTTCAAGAAATGTTGTTGCTGGTGTAACTCAAGCAGGATACAATCCTATTACTGGTAGACAAAGTTATGGTGGTCAAACAGAAACATATGAAGCTGATTATCTACCAAAATATATAAAAGCATTGGGTGATTGGACTAAAGTGACAGGTATTAATTATCCAACAAAAGTTCAAGATTTACTAAATGAGATAGGTTTTTCTAACTCATCTAATGCTGAAAATTATTACTATCAAATGAAAAATAAAATTGGAAATCGTAATAATTTACCTCCAAATGAAAAAAATGTTTTAGATAATTATTTTTTGAAATTAGCAGGTGCTTTGGACAGTTACCTAAAAATGATTGGTATGAAAAATACTGCTGTAGTAAAAGGTTTTAAATATGGTGGTAATGTTAGACCTTTCCAAAGAGCATTAGTTGGTGAATATGGACCTGAATTTATACAAGCTCTTCCTCAAGGTGGTTTAAGAGTAACACCACAAGGTTCTGGTGCAGGTAGTAGTATGGTTGTAGAAAACTTAAATGTACAAGTTACTGGCGTACCAAGTGACCCAATACAAGCAAGAAAAGCAGCACAGCAAATACAAAAAGCTCTTGTTAACTTACAAAAAGAGGGTTCAGTTGGTACAGGTATGAGGAGAAATTAATGGCTAATCAAGTTCATGTTGGACAACTTAGTATCACATCACCATCTGGAATAACTTTTAACTCTACAGATGGTGGTAGAGATTTACAAATACAAGGTTCTATTGGTGGTACTGCTGTAACTATGGACCACATTAAATACATAAGAGATGAATTAGTTTCACTCGCAGCATATGGTTTGGTTGTTCCATTCAGATATGATGGGGATAGTTCTTATGATGGATATGTAAGAGTTCAAAGTAGTTCAATTAATACAACTAGATATACCTTGGGTGGTTTTAAATACAATATACAATTTGAATATTTAGGAAGAAGTGGTGAAATACAGTTTGAATCAAGATTTACAGGTGCAGTATTAGATAATGACCATAGTGTCAGCTCAACAACAAATCAATTTCATTGTCCACCATCAAATCATTATAACTATTATCACGCTGGTCAACCAGTGGATGGTACTAGATTAGCTAAAGATTTAACAAGTTCCTCTACTGGTGCTACAACAACTTTAAGACTAAAGACAGATAGTAATTTAAGAGATTTTAATGCTACATACCATGTTGAACCTTCAGATTATTACAAAGGTGCTTGCAGAATATCAACTGGTACTTATTATGATGGATTTTCAAGAAATGCAGATGGTTCAAAAACATTTGATGATACTGCTTTAGAGGTAAGATGTGGTCTGTTTTCTAAAAATAAACCTACTGACTTAGTTTTAGAAAATGGTTTAGTAAAAATAGAATTTGAAAATTCAACTACACAAGCATTGTTTACAACTTATATATTTGATGTTTCAGACTATCAAACAAGTAAAGAATGGGCATTTAGTAGAGGTGCACCAAATGGTTCCGACCAATTAGGTGATAACTATCAAGGGTGGAGAACTATGCAAATAATTAAAAACCATCCTGAGTGTGCTACTGTTAGGCTTACAAGTTATCTTAACTCTGATTCTAAAGATGGAAGATTAGTTGTAGATTTCACTTTAAGAAGAGGTGCTCATCATGTTTCTATCGTTGCCAATCAACATACTGCAAGTAGGTTTAATTTATCATTAGCAACAGCATCAGGAACAAATGCAAGTACTGGAACAGGTTACATTATTGATGGTAGCTCTAGTCCAGAAGATGGAAATAAATGGATATTAGGTAGTCCAGATAGTGCATCTAGTTCACTAAACTTTGATGTAGCAAGGGAAATGATGTATAAAAGTGGCTCTCAAATGAAAGCATTTATTGGATATGAATTAGCTCAAGAAGATGGTTCTATCAATGATTCAGATGACGCTGTAGATATTAGAGACCAATACTTTGATAATGTATACGAATACCAAAAGTTGATAAAAGCATAATGTCAGTAACAGAAAAATTAATGGCTCAAGGTAGTTTTAATCTAAGATTAGATTATAACAAAACACCTAACTCAATATTAAATACAATTGATGCATGGGACCAAATTGTAATAATTCCACAAAGAGTTGCTGAAAGCGAACTAAATGATAGTGCTATGTTGAATAGTGCTGATTATGTAGGTGTTATAACTGGATTAGGACTTGGAGATGATTCAATTGAAATAAATGGTGCTGGTCTAGGTACTTATTTAGGAGATGGCGATACTAGAGGTCTACCTATATCTGATAAAGGTGGCGTATCTTCAATGAGAAAATATACAAATAAATCATTAGAGTATGTGCTAGACAATTATGATGATGGAGAGCCATATGGTCTATTAAGAGATGGTTCTACAGGTGGTAAAAGAGCTATTAGAGCTGGTACAATTACAAATCCTTCAAAAGAACAAACTGACTTACTTTTAAATTTTGATGGCACAAATGGTGACAAAGCTACAACTGATGCAACTAAAAGAAAACACGATGTTGAATTTTATGGAAACGCACAATTAAGTAGCACACAATCTAAATTTGGTGGAACAAGTCTATATTTAGATGGTCAGAGGTCTTATTTAGAAGTCGACTATTCCTATCATTTTCAATTAGAGAGTGAAGACTTTACTATTGAATGGTGGGAATATAGGGAGGCTTAATGCCACAATTTGATTTAGCAAACGCAAACTTAAGTTTAGATGGATTACAGGCTGTTAAAGACAGAATTGGATTTGTTCCTTTTGTTTATGACACAGGTTATCCAGTTAATGGTAATTATATTGATAATGACCCAGTTCCTTCAGGTTCAACAATATATGCAGAAAGTGTTTCAGGTCGTGTTCCTTTTGACCCAGATTTTCACGATGGAGTAAGAGGTAACTTAGTTGTAGGTTATGGTCATACATACAGAAACGAAGGTGCTATACACAGAGGTTCTGATTCTTTATTTTATGACTTTTATGGTTTATATGTAAATGATACATTTGAAATTAATACAGTAGATTACAGTTTCCCAATACAATATGGAGATATATATGCCACTACTGATAGTGGTGGTAATTGGCTTGATTCAAGTGGTACTGTTCAAACTAGGGGTATAAGAGTTTCTTATACAGGTGATGATAGTTCTGATAACAATATGAGATTTTCTGAGTCTATTGCTAGTACATTACTTTCAGAAGATTTAGTAGGTTACATAGCAAAAGTTAAATCTATATTTGAAGAATATGTTGATGCTTTTCCTTATGACACAACATTAGCTCAAAAGCATTTTGATATGATGGTTCTTGTTTGTTTTCAAATTGGAAAAGAAGCATTTAGTAATAGTTATTTTGTTTATTTATATAAGCAAGTTGATGGAACAGCAGTCACAAGTTCTGCTGATTTAAGTAATTATAACGATTGTGGATATGCACTTATGTTTCTTGGTGCAAAACCATCACCAGCCGATTATCCATCTGGAACAGACCCAAATAACTTAAAAGTAGCTTATGACCCAATACTTGTTAATGGTGTAAAAGTTACTTGGAAAACAAAAATGGTTTGGGATGACGCAATGATTAAAGCCAGACAAGCTGATATTGATGACTTACTTGGTGTTAATAGTTCTGTTAATCCAACTGCTAATCCTCTTGACCCTAGAACAAATTCACAATGGTATCAAGGACCACCTATTATTGAAGACTTCTTTATGGCTAGACCTAATGCACCACAATGGGTAGATATTATAACTTCTTCCATGCCTGCTGGTTCAGTTAGTAACACATTATTAGAATTAATAAGATTAGGTAGAGAAGATGAAATACCACTTTATTATACAGGAGATGCTTCTATATACGACACAGACCCTGGTAATGCTAATTATTGGGAAGAAGACCCTTTATATCAAAAATACTATTCTTTAGTATGGCAAATACATAATAGATGGTATAAGGGTAACCAAACATACCTTAATATCAGACCTTCAACTACTAATGGACCTGCAATAGCTGCTCAGGGTGATGGCTCTGTTCCACCATATATATTAGGACTGGATAATGGTTCAGGTGAATTACAAGTATGGATGACCAGCAATTATGCAGAAAGTACAATTGATGGTATTACAGGAATTGATAGCACTATATGGGATATTGCAGAGGGTAAGAAACTAGGGGATAGACAAAATGGTCAATGGGTACATAGAGCTATTACAAGAAAAGGTAATAAATTTACTACTTGGGAAAATGGAACAAAAGTAACTGAGTGGAACTCTGATAAGAATATTAAAAGAACTACTAGAGATGCTAAAACTGGTGGCGACCAAAGAGCATCTTTAAACTTATCAATTGGGAGAAGCCAACAGGCAGATTATTTTAAAGGTTATATTGATGGATTAAAATTTACAAAAGGTGAAGCATTATATACAGCAAACTTTACACCATCAACATCTGCTCCAGATATAGACCAAACTGTAAACAATTACACAGGCAATCATAACTTAGAAAGTGCATACGCTGCAATTAAAAAAGTTATGTCCGAAATGGAAACAGAATACAGAATTAATACAAATGGTACATTAGATGCAGGTTCACCAGAAGATATATTTGTAGGACATGGAGATGAAGTTCCTACTGCAATAATTGTTAGAGATAGCTCTGGAGAAGACCCTGGAATAGTTGGTTTAAATCCAGATGCTTTAACTACACAGTTTGAAGCAGAAGACTGGGTTGCTGGTGTAGAGTATGTAGAAAATGTAGGTTCAGATGGAGACAACATTGACCTTATTGAAAGATTTTTAACTGATGTTCCTTACTATGACTTATTTGGAAATCCATTAGAGAGAGTTGCTTATGTTAGTGAAAGTGAAGTATCTAGTAACTTAGCACCTAAAAGAGCAGCAGCTTTCTTAGATGAATTTACAAGAATAAAAAAATCACTATCACTATCTCTTGAGTATTACGATGTAAAAGGAGATTTTGAAGTTGGAGATAATATATTTGTCTACGACCCAGAAATAGGATTTGTTGATGATTTAACTAAAGCAATAGCTGATGGTAGAAGTGCACCATATGAACAAATATGGCAAGGTAATTATATCAATCCAGAAAAAATTAGAATTGTAGGAATTACATATCCTATAGAAGAGACTTTTGGTGTTTACTTGAGAAAAGTTGTTTCTACAAGTCCATATGCAGTTAAATACTATGACTTAAATGATTATGTTGTTTGGGAAAGTGGTAATACTCAATTAGAAGTTGGTGAGATTGGTAAACAGATTGGCGATGACTTAAGATTTTCTTCTCAAATATCAGGTGCTGCTACAGGTGATAAGTTATACAAACCAAACAAAGTATTAGACCCTGATGACCCAGATAATGAAGGTATTAGGTTAACTACTGGTTTTGAAACTGATGCTTTAGGTACACAAAGGTCAATAATATTTGTTGAGTGGTTAGTTCCTAGAAATAGTGATGGAACATTAATAACCAATGGTCTACAATACGAAATTACAGTTCAACCAGTAAATCCTGCACTAGGTGGTACTGAACATTATTTTATTAATTGGGGAAATACAACATTTACTATTCAAGATTTATTACAAGCTACAGATTATAAAGTTGGTGTACAAGCAATTACTACAGGTTCTGCTAGTGGGTTTGTATACGAAACTATTACTTCAGCAGTTGATACTGGAACACCACCTACCCCTGCTGAAGCAACAACTTTAGCAACTATTGTTGGTGCAGTACAAGTTATTCATAGATTAGGTGCTGCTACTGATGCACAAGGTAATCCACTTGGAACAATTACAGACTTTTCATTACCATCAGATTTGTCACATTTAAATGTTTATGGCTCTACTACTTCTGGGTTTACTGTTGGAGAAAGTTCTTTAATAGGAAAAGTACCAGCAGATGCTTCAATGCTTAGATTAGGAATACCTGCTGTTACTACACTTAAAGGAGAAAGTTTAGATAGTGCAGATACTATGTATTTTAGATTTACTGCTGTTGATTTAGCTGGTAATGAATCTTCTGCTTCTCCAGAGCAACAAAAAAGTGCTGCCCTAGTTGCAACAGCTAATATTGATGATGCCGCTATTACAACTGCAAAAATTAGAAATCTAGCAGTTGATACTGCAAAAATAGCTGATGCTGCAATCGTAAATGCAAAAATAGGAAACATAATAGAATCAGATAACTATTCTTCTGGCAGTTCTGGTTGGACAATTAGAAAACAAGATACTGGTTATCCAAATGGTTATGCAGAATTTAATGATGCAGTATTTAGAGGTAATGTAACAGCTACAACTGGAAATATTGGTGGTTGGACAATTGAAAGTGATAAGTTGTCAGCAGATGATGGTGAATCAAACTCTATGGAAATAGATGGTGCTAATGCTTACATTCAAGCAAATTATACAGCTGGTAGTGCAGGTTTTAAACTAAATGCAGATGGTTCAGTAGAGTTTAATGATGGAACATTTAGAGGTGACTTATCAGCAGGTACAATAAGTATTGGTTCTGGTAATACAGTATTTAATGTAGATGCTAATGGTAACTTATGGCTAGGACATGCCATTCAAGGCAACGCACCATTTACAGTTTCAAATTCTGGTGTACTAACAGCTAGTGGTGCTACAATTGCTGGTACAATGACAATAAATGCAGGCTCGGTACATATAGGATAATTTATGGCAATACATATAGATACAGATGGTAATTTTTGGTTTGGTCAAACAGGAACAGAAGAATTAGATGAAATAAGCTATACACCTGTATTTTCTGTAACTAATGAGGGTGTATTAACAGCAACTTCAGGAACTGTAGGTGGTTGGACATTAGGTTCTGATTATCTGAGAGCTGAAAATAGTAGTAATCAATATATATATTTAAATGCTGATGGAAGTATTGCAGGAAATTTTATATCTGGAACTCAAGGTTGGAGAATAAATGCAAGTGGAGATGCAGAATTTAATGATGTAAAAATTAGAGGTGAACTTACTGGTGTTGAACTTAAAGGTATATTAGATTTTGATGGTGGAACATTTAGGACTTCTGCTAATGAACCAAGAATAGAAATAACAGACAATAGTGGACGAGAAGGTGAAATAAGATACGAAACATCTAGTGGAACTGCAATGAGATTAGCAGTCGAATCTACTAGCCCAACAGACTTTTTTATAGAAAATGGTATTTTAAATGGAGATACAAGGCTTATCACATCAAGTGGTGGAACAATTAGCTTAGAAGGAGATACTTTAAATTTAAGCAATGGTGCTTCTAATAATGACCCAATATTAACATTCAATGGTATTAACGCTGCCTCAAAAACAAGTACTACTTTAAGTAAATTACTTGGTGTAACTAGCACAGGTAGACTTGCAGTTGGTTCTGCTACTTCTGGTGTATCTAGTATTTCTGTTACTGGAGAATTACAGTTATCTGGTAGTTCAGGAGTATTAAATATAAATCATAATGACAGTGACCATGATGACCAATATTACACAAAAGCAAGCGTAAATACATTACTTTCAGGTAAAGATAATTATGGTTCATGGACTGCAAAAGCAGGTGGAAACAATATGACTGTTATAACTGGTTATGGAGTTGAGTGGAAAGCAGGTTCTGGTCTTAGTTTGTCTGTTAATACTAGCCCTTATGAAATAACATTTTCTCATGGTGCAGGAACTCATGTAAGTTCTTCTACAGCAGTACAGGCTCTTTATCCTGGTGGATTAAGAGGTAGTATTACTCTTGGTAGTGGAACTACAGGAAGATTTTACAATGGTATAGGACAAAGTGGGCAAAATTATACTTGGAACACTACAACAACTTTTAATGGCACCCCTACATTTGGTGGAACTATATATGTTGGCTCAAGTATTTTTCATCCTTCAAGTAATGATGGTAATGGTTTTATAGGTTGGTCAGATAATAGGTTTAATAGAGTATACGCTTCAAATGGTGTATCTACTTCTTCTGATGAAAGATTAAAAAATAATATAGAAGATATTCCTTATGGATTAGATTACTTAAATACTTTAAGACCTGTTCAATTTGAATGGATACCTAAATATAAAAACGAATGTACTATATGTGGTTGTATTGTACAAGAAGGAAATGACAATTGTGGAAATTGTTGGGAAGATGTAACAAACGAAGATGGCGAAATAATTGACAAGACTTATTGTGCATGTGAAACAATATCAATTAAAACAACAGGCGATAAAAAACTATGGGGTTTTATTGCACAAGAACTAATTGAAACACCACCAGAACCAGATATTGATATAGAGCTTATAGATTATGATAACGAAACTGATTCTTACAATATGAATTACTCACAATTAATAGCACCATTAGTAAAAGCTGTACAAGAACTAAGCACACAGATTTTAGATTTAACTGCTAGAGTAGAAGCATTGGAGGGATAATGGCTGATTTAACTCAAGAAGAAAAGCAAAATATATTATTAACAAATATTAAAGCTGCTAGAGAAAATTTGTATATTGCTGAAATTAATGATAGTGAGCAATCAATTATTGATAATTTACAAGCAAAAGTAGATTCTTTAGAAGCAAAATACGAAGAACAATTTGGTGAATAATGTCTGATTATGACATAAACTATCAATTCATGGACCACGAAGCTAAAAGAACTTATTTATTAGCAAGAATGGCCGAAGCAGAGCAATTACATTTTGAGCTTTGCGTTGATAAATTAGAAGAAGGTCACTCAGATTACAATAACTGGCATGAAACAGTAGTTGCTTTAAAAGATGAAATAGAAAGATTGCGATATTTATATAAGCAATATGGAGGCACATTAGGTAGTGAACTACCTGTTATACAGGATAATGTGCTAAATGGCGATTGATACAACTTTTGATGCTTCCCAGCGAATAGCTGGTTCTACAGACTATAACGACCATATATTTTCTTTAGATAGTAATGGTGACCCATATGGCTATCAGCTTTCTAACGCAATAGTACATATTGATGACACTACCACTGATGGTGTTGATGAAGTTGGTTATAATCTTTATGCAGATGCTCAAACATTAGTATCTGATGGACCATTTGTTATTGGTACTATTGCATCTAAAAAATTAATATTTGCTACAGATTCTACAATTCGTGCTGAAATAACAACTGATGGTTATTTTGACTTAAAGTCAGCAAAACTTAAGCTGAATGGCAATACAGGTGCAGCTAACCAAGTTTTAAAAACAGATGGATATGGAAATGTATCTTGGACTGATTTACCTACTCAACAACAAGCATTTGGAAATATTACAGTTAGTGGACAAAGCACATTACAAGCAGACCAAACTGGAGATACACTAGACCTAGTAGCTGGCTCAGGTATCTCAATTACAACAGACGCTAGCAATGATAGAATTACTATATCTGCTAGTGGTGGTGGTGCCTCAAACGCTTTTAAAACTATTGCTGCTGGTGGTAATAATATTGTTGCAGACAGTTCTACAGATACAGTAACTTTAGTTGCA